ACTGCTGACAAACGCTATTGCCTCTCGGCTGATGGCCGCGTGGTGGCAGACGATGACCCCGAGGCCAGGACGGTGCTGATTGGCGAGGGCAGTCAGATGCCGCTGGCTGACGCTGAACGCTATGGCCTGGTGACGCCTGAGCCAGAAGCCACGGCGAAGCAGGTCGCTGGCCCGCCGGCGAACAAAGCGCGCGACAGCGCTCCGAACACCAAATAGCGTTCGACAGACGATCAGGAGGGAGACGAGCGATGGATGCGATCGACACCGATACCCCGGACGAGCGTGAGCGCGTGCTGGTGCCCGATCCCGTGCCCGAGGTGGACACACCGGATGCGGCGGATGACGCGGACGACGACGACGAGGAGACGGAGGAGTCGGAGGAGGCGCCAGCCGAGGTCGATCCGCCCGAGACGGCCGTCACCGGCACGCCCAGCGCCAGGAAGCCCGCCTGACGTGGCGATTCAGAACGGCTACTGCTCAGTGGTGGAAGCCAAGGAGCGGATGTCGATCTCGGACAGTGGCGACGACAACCTGCTGGAGACGGTCATCACGGCCGCCTCCCGCTGGATTGACGACCACACTGGCCGCCGCTTCTACAGTGGCGCCGGCACCCGCTACTACACGGCCAGCTCGCCCTACGGCCTGACCGTGGACGAGTTCACGGCCATCACCACGCTCAAGACCGACACGACCGGCGACCGCATCTTTGAGGTGACGTGGGCGACGACCGACTACTATCTGCTGCCCTACAATGCCGCAGAAGACGGCCGCCCCTACGACCGCGTCGAGGTCGATCAGGTGTCGGGCACGCAGCGCTTCCCGGTCGGTGTGCCCGGTGGCGTCCAGCTCGTCGGCGCCTTCGGCTACGCCGCCAGTGGCGCCCCGCCGCTAGTCAAGGAAGCCTGCCTGCGGCTCGTCGAGCGGTTCTATTCCCTCCGCACCGCGCCGCTGGGCGTCACCGGCACGGCCGAACTGGGCACGCTGCGAATCGTCTCCGACCGTGATGTCCAGGACTGGCTCAGCGTCTACGTCAAGCGCCGGCGCTTCGCCTGATGGCCAGCGATCTCGTTCGCGTCGAAGTCAAAGGGCTGGCGGAACTGCGGGCCAAGATCGCCAAAGACAAGTTCGCCAAGAAGCAGTTGCGCGCGTCACTCCGCGAGGCGGCCAAGGTGGTGAAAGCCAACCTGCTGAGCAGGGCCAGGCCGATCGGGAAATCGCTGGCGCGGGCCAAGGTCAGCATTGGCCGCGACCTGACCAGCGCCAAGGTGAAGCCCACCTCGAGGTGGGCGCGCACCGCTGAGAAGGGCCGCCGGCCTGGCGCGCGGATGCCGCCACCCGGCGTGCTGCGCGGTGGGTTTCCAGCGGCTCGGGCCGTCTCCCGCCGCGGCCAGCCGCCCCGTCCGTTTGTCGCGCCAGCCGCCCAGGATAGCGCGGCAGATGTTGTGCGTATCCTGGCCGAAGCCGGCAAGAGCATCGAGAAGGACTGGGCCAGCTAGTGGACCTGCACGCTATTCGCGAGGGCCTGGCCGATCTGCTCAACGCCATTCCCGAGCTGCGCGCCTACGCCTACACGCCGACCAGCCCGCGCCCGGCCGCCGGCGGCATGGTCATCATCGACGAGGCCGACGACGCCGACATGGTGGCCTATCACCAGAGCGGCCCGGACACGACCACCGTCCAGCTCACGGCCGTCGTCATCGTCTCGGCCGTCGATGTCGAAGGCGCGCAGCGGTTGCTGGACGACTACCGCTCGACGGGCAATGCGAAGAGTATCCCCGACGCGCTGGAGTCCATGCCGACACTGGGCGGCGCCGCCCAGTCAGTCATGGTGCGCGGCGCCGGCCCGACGATCGACTACGACCTGGCCGCCGGCGGCAGTTCGCCCGACGGCCGCCGTTACTGGTCGATGGAGTTCATGATCGAAGTCTATGCATAGCGCGACGTTCTTTTATTGCCAGCGCATTGTGCGTGAGCTGACGGCCCGGCGCTTCGCCGTCGTCGAGCTGGGCAGCCGTGACATCAATGGCAGTGTCCGGCCACTGTTCGATGGCCAGGACTACACCGGCGTCGATATCGCGCCCGGTCCCGGCGTCGATGTGGTGGCCGACGGCGCCACCTGGGGCGAGACCGGCGCCTACGACCTGGGCCTGTGCCTGGAGGTGCTGGAGCACGCCGACACCGCGCCCGAGATCGTCGCCAACCTGCGCCGCCTGGTGCGGCCCGGCGGCCTGACCATCATCACCTGCGCTACTGACCCGCGCGCCCCACACAGCGCGGTGGATGGCATGACAATCAAACCCGGCGAGTACTACGGCAACGTCCGCCCGGCTGACCTGATCGAGTGGCTGCACGGCTGCACGCCGATCGCCATCGAGATCGACCGCGCCCTCGGCGACCTGCGCGCCACCGCCTGGCTGCCGAGTGGCTAGGTTTCTTGTCGCGCATCCGGGGGCCGAAACGAGCACGCATGATGTGGCCGTCGGCTATTGCGAGGCGCTCAGCCGCGCCGGTCACGACATCGGCCTGTATGCACTGGACGCCCGCCTCACCGCCGCCGACCGCTACCTGCGCCAGCAGCTCCGCATCGCCCGGCTGAATGACCCGACCCTACCCCGTCGCCCCGGCTTCGGCGATGTCACGCTCAAGGCCAGCGAAGATCTGGTGCTGGCCGCGCTGCGCGGGCGTGTCGATGCCGTGCTGATCATCTCCGGGCTCTATCTCAACCCGAACGGACTGCGACTGCTGCGAGCGGCCCGCGTGCCCAGCGGCGTGATCTTCACCGAGTCACCCTACCAGGACGACGAGCAGGCCGAGTGCGCCGGGCTGGTGAGTTGCACCTGGACCAACGAGCGCACCAGCGTCGAGCCACTGCGCCGGGCCAATGCCCGCACCTGGTATCTGCCCGGCGCCTACCGCGCCGGCTTCCACCAGCCAGCCGAGCCGGACCTGACCCTGCCGGCTCATGATGTCGTCTTCGTCGGCACGTTCTTCCCTGAGCGTATCGACCTGCTGGCCGCGGCTGACTGGACCGGCATCGACCTGGGCCTCTACGGCAACATCGATGCTAGCGATCGGCGCCGGCCTGGCTGGCGCACACTGCGACGCTTCTACCGCGGCGGCTCGATGAGCAACGCGGCCGCCACCGCGCTCTACCGCCGGGCGGCCGTCGGCCTCAACCTCAACCGCACCTGCACCTGGATCAGCGGCGAGCAGCATGTGCTGTCGGCTGAGAGCCTCAACCCCCGCGCCTACGAGCTGGCGGCCTGCGGCGCCTTCCAGGTGGCCCAGGCGCGGGCTGAAAGTGCCGATGTCTTCGGCGAGAGCGTGCCGGTCTTCGACACGGCTGACCAACTCACGGCCCTGGTGCAGCGGGCAGTGGCCTATCCGGGCTGGCGGGCAGCCGCCGCGGCCGAGGCCCGCCGGGCGGTCGGCCCACACACCTTCGACGCGCGCGCGGCCCAGGTCGTCGCGCAGTTGAGCGCCGCGGTGCTCAGCAATCCGTTCGTCGTTCCCCGCCAGGCGGCGGCGGATTAGGTGGTTGGTGTTTCCCCCAGCGAGCCTCAGCGCCGAGCCGGCCAGCACGAACCTTGTCGGCTCGTGTTTGCTGGGCATTCTCGCGGCGCAGCACGTCTGTCCCGTGGTCCCGTAAACGGACGTGCTCAGCTTGGGACGCGAGGACCACCAGGTTCTCTGGTCGATTGTCGGTCTTGTCGCCATTGATGTGATGGACGCGCTCTCGCGCTGTCAGATGGCGACCCAGCGTTGTCTCGGCCACCAGCCGATGTTCATAGACGTACCCGGCCGCGTTCGCTCGTGGATGGTCGGGTCGGTAGACGTAAACATAACCGCCCCTGTGTATGAAGCGCCCGCCCTTCCAGCGTGGGTGGTTCTCCAGGCGCTTCCCGCGGATGGCGTGACCCGCCAGGAAACGCTTCCCGCGATTGGTCGCCCCACCGCAGCCACATTGGCAGAGACCGGATGGGTTATCGACCGGCCCGCGACGGGCAGCATACATCGCCCGTGCCTCCGGTGTTTTGGACCAGTGGCCATGGGCGAAGCGCTTGCCCTCGGCGATCTCTTGTCCGCAGCCGCACGCGCAGTTCGGCATTGGCGTGTACTCCTCTGGATGGGTACGAACCATCCTCCGATGGAGTATACCAAACTACACGGGGAGGTTCATAGTGGCCCGCTATCATAACAAAAATATGAGAGTTTACATCGGCGTCGGTTCTGCCGGCACGGCCTCGGCCTTGCTGGCGGTGTCGGACTGGTCGATCGACCTGTCCACGGATACGGTCGAGACGACCAGCGGCGGCGACACGAACAAGAACTACGTCCAGGGGCTGGCCTCGGGCGAAGTGTCGATGTCCGGCTTCTGGGACGACACCGAGACCAAGCTGGTGACGGGCCAGGCGTCCGCGACCGGCGTCAAGTTCTACGGCTACCCGGACGTGACCAACGCCGCCAGCAAGTATGTCAGCGGCGTCTTCTGGATGAG